CTTGCCAAGGTTTATTCGCGAGTTCGATTCTCGCTACCCGCTCCAGTTAGTATGCACCTATCGTCTATCGGTTAGGACACTCGCCTTTCACGTGAGTAAGAGGAGTTCGATTCTCCTTAGGTGTACCAAAGTTATGGAAGTGTGGCAGAGTCCGGTTTATTGCACCAGTCTTGAAAACTGACGGCTCGAAAGGGTCCAAGAGTTCGAATCTCTTCGCTTCCGCCAATTAATAGTGAGTTGGATGAGTGGCTTAAATCAGCAGTTTGCTAAACTGCGGGGTGCCGTAAGGTGCCCCGAGGGTTCGAATCCCTCACTCACTGCCAGTTTTATGTAGAGATGACAGAGCGGCCAATGTAGCAGATTGCAAATCTGTAAAGTCGTGGGTTCGAGTCCCACTCTCTACTCCATTTACTTTGTAGTAGCTGGTTCGAGGCCAGCCTATAAATCAAGCCAAGCCTGTAATGTAGTTACAGCGTGAAGGCAGTTTACGGTGGTGTAAGAGGTAACACAACAAAGATTTTTATGAGTCAGTAGTTCCAATTGGCAGAACGACAGTCTCCAAAACTGTATGATGGGAGTTCGAATCTCTCCTGGCTCGCCATTTATGTCTTATTTGATTTTTTGCGGTTTTCGCTAACGGTCAAGTATTGTAAATTTTCTAAAGAATGTAGACCACCTTTACTAATTGGTATAATGTGATCAACTTCGTAACCTACCGGACAGTTCATATAAAATTCTTGTAATGATTTTATGTCAACATTTTCCGGAGTTTGATTTTTACGTTTGGCCATATAACGTTGCCATGCTTCGTTGTGCATGGCTCTATCTTTAGCATATCGTTCTTGTGGTGTTAATTTAGGTTTACATTCATTAGAACAATATCGAACATTCCTTGTTTGCTTGCCGCAAGCAGGACAATCATGCCATCGAGAGCTTGTTTTAGTTCTTCGTGGATTTTGTAAATTAGAGTGTGTAGCGCAACAGGAATTAGAACAAAACTTTTTTTGATAACCGGTTAACGGTTTAGAACAATTTAAACATTTCATATGTTTATTTATTAAAAAGTCAAGGTTCGAGTCCCTGGGGGTACGCCAGACAACACGGCCTCACTTAAACAACATAGTTGTTCGGTGAGGTTTTTCTTTTCGGTCCTTAGTGAAATGGATTATCATGCTTGTCTTCGAAACAAGTGTTGTGGGTTCGAATCCTGCAGGACCGGCCATTGACATATTGTAAATAAAAGTATGAAATACTTCAAATATTTAGACTTAGATTGGAAACCATTTGCAGAAAAGCTAGGGAAGTATGTTACAGAGATAAGACCTGAAATGTCAAGGGTCGATCCGTATGACCCAGTTATTCATGTCGATAAAGAAGATTTACTAAAGTATGCTTCTGCTGAATTAGATATCATGATGTCTAGAGTAGATTTTAAAATTGACAGATTCATGATTTTTAGTACTCGTAGGAATTTAGGACAAATCCACACTGATGAAAATAGGGTTCCTTGTAGACTCAATATACCATTATTTAATTGTGAAAATTCTGAAACTAGGTTCTATGAATGCACCGGTATACCAGAACCCGGCGTTCAACCTAACGGATTGATGTTTGAAAAAATTAATGAAACCAAGTGTGTTCAAGTTGATCGATTTTATTTGACTCAACCAGTATTGTTTAGAGTAGGCGTTCCACATAATATTGAACGTTTTGATAATCCTACAACTACTAGAATTTCTTGTACAATGGAACCTGATAGAGATTTATCATATTTGCTCGATTAGCTACTTTAGCTGATGTGGTCATAGCGGCGGTCTGAAGAACCGTTGAAAGAGGTTCGATTCCTCTAGGTAGCACCAAATTGTTCCCGGGTGGTGTAATGGTAACACAACTGACTTTGACTCAGTCGTTCATGGTTCGAGTCCATGCCCGGGTGCCAAATATATCGCTATAGTATAATGGATAATACACTACGCTACGAACGTGGGAATAGAGGTTCGATTCCTTTTGGCGGTACCATGATATGCCCTACTAGACAAATTGGTAAAGTCACTTCTCTCAAAAGGAAGGAGTATCTCTGTTCGAATCAGAGGTAGGGTACCAGATATCTCGCTTTCGTATAATGGATAATACAGTAGGCTTCTACCCTACGAATGTGGGTTCGATTCCTGCAGGCGAGGCCAAGTTTCTATGGTGTTAGTAGTGTAGTGGTCTGCACATTGCTCTGTGAAAGCGATAGTATGGGATCGTTCCCCATCTAACACCCCAAAATTTCCCCCAGTAGCTCAAGGAGAGCAGGTCGTTTTATAAGCGATTAATCTAGATAAGGTCCAGGATGTGGTTCGATTCCACACTGGGGGACCAAAATAACGGTTGACAAAACCAAAAAGATAATGTATAATATGACAATGAAAGAAGAAAAAATAAAGGTAATATGGAAAGATACTAGCGGTGTCGCTAGTGAAAGAGAATTTGATGGCTTAATTCCAGCAATGGATTGGGCTAAAACTTTAGCAGTATTTGTTACTATAAAAAGTAACGCCTACGAAATCGTAGGAACATTTGGTGTTGATACTGTTAAAGATGGCAAGTGCCCAGATGGTGTTGCTTACGACTGGAACAAAGCAAGCCGAATTGGGCGAGTTAAACGAACACGATTATAAGGAGATCGAGATGACAACTTGGGTTACGTCCGATCTTCATTTCGGACACAAAAATATAATGACATTTTGCCCGATTACTCGAGCAAGATTTCGAAACGATGTTGCCTATATGAACGAGGCAATGGTTAAAGAATGGAACGATTTGATCGCTCCAGACGATACTGTTTACATCTTAGGTGATGTAGCATTTTTGTCAGGCAGTGATGCTGGTCGAATGGTAATGCGTTTGAACGGCACAAAGATTTTGATTAGAGGTAATCATGACCGCAAGACATTGATGGATGCAACATTCCGCAATGCGTTTGCAGAGGTGCATGAATACTTGGACATCACATATGAGGGAACTAAGGTGGTGATGTTTCACTACCCTATAGCCGAATGGGATCAAATGCATAGAGGTAGTGTACATTTACACGGTCACTTGCACGGTAACACAAGCGGTATGGAAAAGTTTCGTTGTAGAGATGTTGGTATCGATGCAACTGGTATGATTGCTGTTTCAATGGAAGACGCAATTAGAGACGCCATGAAGGGCGAAATTAAAGGACATCATGTATGAGCTATTATGACAACTATTGTAAAGTTGATGTATTGAAGGGCAAGACTCTAGTATCGTTGAAGGACGAGGGCGACGAGTTGGTTTTTAAAACTACCGACGGCGAAACTTATCGTATGTATCACGAACAAGACTGTTGCGAAAGTGTACGGCTTGAAGATGTGGTAGGAGACCTAGAGGACCTAGTTGGTTCAGAGATTTTGATTGCTGAAGAAGTTGACGGCGAAAGCCCAGCAGACTTCGAAGCATACGAGTCTTATACATGGACTTTCTACAAGTTTGCAACTCGCAAGGGTTATGTGGACTTGCGTTGGCTAGGTCAATCAAACGGTTACTATTCTGAAGGCGTAAGCTTCATTAAGGAATAATATGTTTCAAGACCAGTTGAAGGAGTACGTAGAGTCCAGCAAACTAGTCAACATGAAAGAATGTGGCAATGGACTCTACGTACTAAAGTACAAAAAGAAAGTGTTCTACGATAACTTGTGGAACGACTATATTGCCGAATGTCGCGGAAGCATTGTGGACAAGGATTTTAACCTAGTTACATATCCATTCACAAAGATCTACAACTATGGTATTGAAAAGCAAGCACCTGTGTTTGCTCCAGATACTAAGGTTACTGCATTCCGAAAGGTTAACGGCTTTATGGTTGCTATGACTGTACACAATGGAGAACTGTTAGTGTCTACTACTGGTAGCACGGACAGTGACTTTGTTGGGTATGCTAAGGAAATGATGGCTTCCCACATGCCGTTGACAGACTGGCGCATACTGTTAGGTACAGCAGATTGTCTAGGAATGACTTTTATGTTTGAATGTGTGCATCCAAATGATCCACATATTATACCAGAAAAGTCAGGTATGTATTTGTTAGGAGCTCGTGAAAACACATGGGGTTCTAAGATTGTACGTGATCCATTTTTCTTACAAGACTTTGCTAGTACATTACAATGTTATGCTCCAGAAAGCGTAACAACTAACATGAGCCGCTTGCAAGAGATGGCTAAAGAATGTAAGCACGAGGGGTTTGTATTCTACACAGATGACGGTGTTAGTGCTAAGATTAAGAGTCCATACTACTTAACAAGTAAGTGGGTAGCTCGTAATCCACGCACTGACAAATTGGTGAACATGCAAAATGATATCAAGCACAATCTGGATGAAGAATACTATCCTTTAGTTGACGCAATCCGTACTAACATAGTAGAATATACTGCTATGGACGAACAAGCTCGGTTAGCTTGGGTAAGAAAGTTTTTGGAGGTCTAATGCCAACGTGTTATCAATTGATCGGGGTGCCTGCCGCAGGCAAAAGTACTTGGATTAAAAATCAAGACTGGGCACTAGGCCTGACAATAATTTCTACAGACTCGTTTGTGGAAGATTATGCTAGAGCACAAGGTAAAACTTACAGTGAAGTTTTTAAGGATTACATGCCTACAGCAGTTGACCAGATGGCTAAACAAGTTGTATTTGCACGTGAGCACGATCATACTGTAATTTGGGACCAAACTAGCACCACCGTTAAAAGCCGTAGACGTAAGTTTAGAATGTTGCGTGACTATGATCACGTTGCTGTTGTATTCCGTACTCCCAATCTCGACGTTCTTAAAGAAAGATTAAGTAGTCGTCCAGGAAAAGAAATTCCTTGGGAGGTTGTACAGAGTATGATTGACAGTTGGGAAGAGCCGACTGAGGAAGAAGGCTTTAAAGAAATTTGGTACACTTAAATAGGAGGATTATATGCCATGGATTGAAAACGTGGCCGCAAGTGATATCCCAACAGGATTTCATCACGATGCTGGCCCTAATAGTATGCTGATCAGCATTGTGGATCCAGCCAGCTGGCGTCCCGAAGCCAAGCATCAGTTTAAAGAGCGTCACAACTTTGAGTTCTTAGACATTGAAGAAAAAGACTTTGCTCTAGAAGAAGCTATGCGTTGTAGTCATGAGCAGGCGGCTGAGCTGGTTCGTTTGCTACAACACGCATTGGAAAATCGCATGAATGTAGTTGTTCATTGCTACGCTGGCATTTGTCGTTCGGGTGCGGTTTGTGAAGTTGGAGTCATGATGGGCTTTAATGACACTGGGCGTTTTCGTAGTCCTAACTTGCTAGTCAAGCATCGCATGATGAAGCATCTGGGTTGGACTTATGATGCGGATGAAAAGCCAGTTCCTCTAGCAGGAGACGAGTATATGCGACAAGGAGATATATAATGAAAATCCGTTTCGATAAAGATACAATGCCCGATGAACTTTACAATGCGTTACTACAACATTTTGTAAACGAAGCAGTAGGGCTAGGCGTTGAAGTAACTAAATTTACTGACTTCACAAATTGGGTAGTTGAGTGTACTGTAGATGCGAAAGAATCGGTTCATTAATTCAAAAAAAGTCATTGACAAGATGACAATTTTCCTATATAATATATACTTAGACAGTTAAAAAACAGTCTATAAACGTTCTTTAAAAATTTGTTTTATTAGTTGATAGCATTCGGTGGGTACCGTGTGTGGACGCATACACTAGGCGGGCTGGTCGGGCCATCGATCAGTCCTGAGACAACCACAGCAATGGCTTATGAGAGGAAGCACCTCACTCAGAAATTTGCCCGGCGTCATAGACCGTGACAGTTATTTTTTAATGG